CAAGAACGTACCTGTGCCCGACCCGAACGAGTAGCTCATGGAGGGGCTGTTGGCAGTTGTACCGTTGGTCAGCGCAGTAAGGCCGCTAATACTCGTCGTGTTGGTGCCAATATTCGTGGCGTTCGTGTTGACCTGCGTAACCGTGGTGTTGAGAGTTGAGGTAACGTTGTTGACGTGAGTCAGGGATACGTCCTCAAAAACGCCCCCTTTAACTTGGGGAGAGGAGGAAACAGAACTGATGCTCATCTGAAACCTTTCTTTTTAAGGGGGCCGGGAGAACCCGGCCCGGTAGGATTAGGAAATGTAGGAAGGGGTAAAGGTACCCAGATTACTGTCGTAAGTGAACGTAAGGCTCTTGTTAACTACAGCAGAACCAGCAAGGGCGATGTTCCCCGCGGCGGTCCAAGTCCACAAAGCATCGGGGATCACAGTGAAAGAACCACCAGTGAAGCCTACTGGGAGAGTGAAACCGGTAATCGCGGATGTGCCAGTCACATGGAAGAGACGCCCACTCGGGGTAATAGCCCCGGCAGCCGAAGCTACCGCTGCGGTAACGCCCGCGAGGCTCTTGTAGTTCATGAAACCAGGAACCCACAGGCCGGTAACTGAAGAGTAGAGCCACTGATTACCGCTGTCCACATTGACCCAGAGCGGGTTAGCGCCGTTGGAGATCTGCGGAACCATCGTAGACCCCAGAGGATCGAATTCCTGGAAGCCGTTATTGATGAGGCCGTTGAAGAGCAGCCCCTGACTCACAGGAGGGGCGATGAGCACGGTCGCACCGATTCCGCCGTTGCCGGTAGGCCCAATGAAGTTCTGGCGGTTCGAACCGCCTAAGCGGCTGACTGTGATGCTTGTGCTGTTTACTGCGGTCACGTTCATCAGTTCACCCCGGATAGAATCGGGGTTAATGACGTAGATTTGCTGCATGTAGCCTGCGGTGGGGGACGAAAAATTCGTGCCCGATACGACGTTGAGCACCGTTCCGGTGGGGGTCAGCGCCGAAGCCAAACTGGTTTGAGTAATTGTGTTTGCCATGTGATTTTTCTCCTTAACCGTAGATTACGCAAGAGAGGTAGTCCGCGTATTGGGCGGCGAAGCCGTAGATTACGTCCATACGCTCTGTTTCGTAACCGGCATACGGTCCTGAACTTTGCCATTGACGCAGTGAACGGAGATAAACGTTGGTTCCGAGTTCTTGGCCGCCAATCACAGCGCTCTCGACATTCGAGGGAGTGTGAAGTTTCACGAACACGGAGGTAAACGCATCCTTCTGGAAGGCGAAGGCGGTGTTGCATGTGCTGGCTGAAGAACCCTGCACCGTAACAGTCGCACCATCTGCCGGACCCTGTCCTGTGGGCACACCGGACACGTAACAATTCTGGAACTGACCTGAGGGGATAATAGGAGGATAGATCTGAGCGGTAAGTGTACCACTGGAATCTGACACCGTCTGCGTAACAACCGCCTGGAAGTTCAGATTCTTGTAACCAGTGTGCTCACCTTGGGGGTTGCAGGCGTAGGTGTTCTGGATCGTGATGCGGTCGCCAGGATTTAGCGTAGTAGACCCGTGGTTCCAGCCGCGGATCGAGATGCTCGAACCGCTCTGGTTCGCACCGTTTATCACAGGGGAACCGGCATACGTCCCGACAGTATATTGGGGAAGCAACTCATCCACATAGAGGTCAAAACCGGCGTACTTTCCGACGTAGCCAGAAACGTACTGTTTGCTGATCTCAGCTTGCGGGTTGAATAACGACTGGCCAGCAAGGACTAAGTTCTGGTTGTAGTCGCTCGTGTAAATAATGCAACGATCTGCCTGCGGGGCCAAAAGCTTATTTAGCGTAGTCTGCGCTTGGTTGTAGGGAGTCGTCGTGGTCGGTAAGGTCCCTGCCGTACCAACGAAGTTCGGCGTAGTCACCTGCATATAGGAGAGCAGATCGCCCTCAATCAACTGAGCAAGCTGCAACCCCGCTGGACGGGAGTACATCTCGTGGTACTTGTCCATATTGAGGAACAAGGATTCGTCTGTGTCATTGTAGATCCAATCGCAACCTCTCCAGTAGGAAACAGTTAGCGGGACTGTGGTCTGAACGATTGGTTCTGGTTGGAAACTTTGACCCTTGCGACCCATAGGCTTCCAAGGACAGATGATTTGTAGGGTTGTACCAATCGGGGTGGATTCCTCGAAGTACTTTTTGTGCTCTTGCCCAATGTTCTTGAGAGCGGCACAGTTATTGAGCAGAACCCGTAAGGTTTCGGCAGTTATTTCCTGCCGTACGGGAACCGAATTAATAGGCATTTAGATTCTTTCTGCCCCCTAAATGCCCCTTAGATTTTTAGATTATCGGCCAAATTGCTTGCGATTTCGCGCCTGCATCCAAGCTAATGTGCCTGGTACCGGATCTTGAAAATTGCCCGCCGTTCCGCCTTTTGCTACTACTTCCTGACTGGGCTTGGGGAGCTGTTTTTTACTGACATTGCTCCCGTCCTTCCCGGACTCAGCGGTGAGGTTGCTGCGGTCTTTAGGAGCTGTCTCCTTGGCTTGCGCGGCCTTTAATCTCTCATTATACACGTTTTCGCATTTACCCTCGATTCGGGCAAATAACCGTTGCTGTTTGACGGGATTGTCACGTAATTCGCAGAGTTTCTCAAACTCTCCGGGGTGATTTACCAGATATTCCACCACAAAAGCTTGAACATCGGAGGTGGCAATGGCTAAGGCCAAGTTGATCTGTTCGTCACCAAGTGTAAGATCA